TAATAACACTGAGAGCTGTCTTAATATTCTTTCTACAAGCAGCTGGTGTAGAGGATCTAACAGCTTCAATACCCTGAATCTTTAATTTAGGCTCAGCATACTGAACACCTTCGTTGTTGTATACATTAAGGATGTAGTGCTTCTTTCCAGTCCAGATTCCTTTATTAGCAATAGCTTCACGCTTCATTACCATTTTCTGATCCATGACCTTCATATACGAAGCAAGAGTATCAAACGTCTTGTCAATAAAAGGTTGAATCTTTCTTTCACATACATCATCCAAGAACTTAACAATCTTTTCATTGTCTGATTGATCTTCACCAAATACACTATTGACCAATCGTTCAAGACGAATGTACATCGAGTCCGTATCACAAGCGATCACATAATCTTCACCTTCTGTCTTAAACAGTTTGTTCAGATAGGCATTGATGTGCTTCTCCATCCAACGAATGGAAAGCTGACCAGACATCGTGATAGCTTCTGCAAGATTACGTTGATACCATCTAAAGTAGGTATTACCCAAAGCACCATAAGCAGAGTTCAGTTGAATCTTCTTTGCCATCTGCATGTTATTGCATCGAGCAATCTCATTCTCTAAAGCTCGAGTTGGAGTCTTCTCATACTGCTTCTTTGCTTCGATCATTCGCTTCTTCCAAGCAGAACGATCGTTGTACATATTCTCCATCAACGTAGGCAAGAAACCTTTGAAGTCTTTGTCAAACAAAGCTCCATTGGCACCCATTGTCAGGTTCTGAGATTCCAGCTTTTCAGATAACTCTTGAGTCAGGTTCTCTTCAATCAGCCCTTCGATGGTAACATCAGACTGCATACCACGGAAGGTTTCGGGACTGATGTTGTACTGCATGATGAGGTGAGGGTACAGAGAGTTCAAGTCAAACGAACACACCCACTTGTGTAATCCAACTTGTGGATCTTTGACATATGCTCCAACAATAGGACCCATTCGCTTATCAGCAGCAATACGCTCCTCAATCGATTCTGTCTTAAAGTGAGGAACAACTATCTTCTTGTCCATCAGATAGTTTGCAATGATCACATCCCAAATGCGAACAGTAGTAAATGTATCAACAAAGTTTACTTTGGCGTCATAAGCAATAGCAAATACCTGCTCAATAAACTTTAGCTTCTCTTCCAGTTTATCAACGAGCACAACGTCGTGAATGTTATAGTCTACAAACTTCTCAAAGTTCTGTACATAGAACTCATGCATCGACTCGTACTCTGAATAGTCAAGTTTCTTCTCACCCAACTCATACTCAGCAATATGATCTAGTTTGTATGACTCTTGTGGGGTGTATGAAAACTTCTTATAAAGAGCAAGATAGTCGAGCGTAGCAATACCAATAAGATCATACACAACCGGTCCATCATCTTCTCCAGTAATAGATCTGGAGTTAACAATCCCCCATGGTGAAAGTTTCTTTGCTTCCTTGATACCAAGGATGTTAGTAATCCTAACGTAGAGGTATGGAATATCAAAGTTCTCAATGTTCCATCCAGTAACAACATCTGGTTTCCATTGATCAGAGTTCCAAATTCTTAAGAATGTTGATAGTAAATCAACTTCGTTCTTACATTGGTGATACTTCACATCACTGGACTTTGGAGTGTATGGTCTTGTACCAAGTACAATACACTTACCACGTTTTCTTATCGAAAGAGTGATAATCTCCTTGTCTGCAGTAGCGATGTTAGGGAAGCCATATTGAGTTGATGTCTCTATGTCAAGTGATACAACGTTGATCTGGTCAACATCATAATCCATATCACCTTTGAAGTTTTCGTAGATGCATTGGTATGTAAATGAGGTAGTTCCATAGACTGGAAAGTTACCAACATCATCATATCGCTTAATGAAGTCTCTAGCTTCTTTGGAATCAGTGAAGTGTACAGGCTTCACATACTTACCATCCAGAGTCCTAAAGTCTGAAAGGATCTGGGATGGTAGGAACAAAAATGGTGAGTATGACTGCTGATGCTCAAAACGAACGCCATTATCATACCCTCTTAGGAATGCAGTACTTCCGTTGACATGAACATTAGTATAGAAACGCATGACACCTCACTTTAAACCAACATTATACTGCAATGCATTTATTTTATCAACGATCCTGCTGCTGCAATCTGAATACCTGATCCATACATCTTGTTATAGTTGTTGATTAGGTCAACACCAGGATCCATGGAAATAATAATATGTCTACCTCTGAATACATGGGTTTTGTCTTCTGTGTATGGTGCAAATGGGAAGAGGGAAAGACCGAGTCCAGTTTGAGTGGGTACCATCTGAACGATTGCTACATCCTTAATCTCATAATCAACATCTCCATCGAGTGTATTATGAATTGCAACTACTTCACCAATTAGTTCTTCACCAGTAACTAGTTTAATAATTTTGATACTCATGTTTATCCTTAGAGAAGGGGGACATTGCGTCCCCCCATATTAATAACGAAGATGGGTGTGCTTTCTCTCAAGCTGTCTCATACGATATTCTAAATCAGCATGGTCAACAGATTGATTCAAGTACTGAAGTTCTGTTTTGGAAAATTGTGCAGTGCTAGGCTCACTAAACAGAAACTCTCGCGTCACCTTGAGAAGGTTCTGAATAGTGTCACTCATTTTTCCTCCGTCAAGAACTCTTTGTCCCCTTTTGAAGGTTTCTCGCTGATCTCAATTTTCTTTGGCTTCTTATGCTCTGGGATAATACGCTCGAGGAAAATCTTCAACATTCCATTCAACATCTCAGCATTTTGAATCTCAACTTGGTCGTCGAGAACAAATGTGCGAGTGAATGCACGATTAGCAATACCCTTCCACAGGAAAGTGTCATTATCAGAATCGTCAGTAGCTTTACCAGTAACGATTAGCTTGTTGTCGATAAATTCAAGTTCAATATCTTGTTTGGCAAAACCAGCAACAGCAAGTTCAATAGTGTACTTGTTGTCGTCTACTTTTTTGATATTGTATGGAGGGTAGTTAGGAATGTTTTTTGTTACTTCATCATGTAGCTTTGCCATTTTGTTGAATTGCTCATCAAAACCAACAAAGAACTTATCAATGTCTTTTGTTCCGTACTTAAAACCAGGGCCGAAAGCAAAAGTGTTTGCGAGTGCAGAAAGTGCGTCAGTCATTTAAGACCTCCTATTAAGCAAGGTTAATATAAGAATGCGTCCCCGAAGGCAACGCATCCTTATTTATACCTTATCTCCTATAGAAAGTCAACTTTTTACAGATTGAATATGTAAATTTGCTACAATAAATTCTTTTACTAGAGAGCTACGAACGATATCCTCAATACCGAACTCTACGTTTCTGAACGAAGGCATCTTGTTAATAACTTCAACAAAGTCCTTCAACCCTGATTGATCGTGCTTCTTGCAAAGGTCTGTTTGTTTGAAATCTCCACAGAATATAATTTTAGAGTTTTCTCCTACTCTGGTGATAATTGAACTCAACTCCTGGAAGTTCATGTTCTGACATTCATCCACAATAATGACAGCGTTATCAATTGTAATACCTCTAACGAAAGATGTAATCATGAATTCCACATTCTTCTGCTCAACCAATCTTTCATACGCTTGTTCCGTATTAAAGAGGTCTTGGCAGATAGCTTTGTATGGTGCAACGTATACATCTGTTTTTTCTTTTTCATCTCCTGGTAAGTGACCAATCTCCCTTGATGGAACTACTGATCTTACTAGCACAACCTTCTGATAGGGATTACTCCTATCCATTACCTCCTCGAGTGCTTTGTAAAGTGCAATAAAGGTTTTACCTGTGCCTGCTGCTCCATGCAGCATGATTGCCTGTGCTCCTTGTTTGTATAGTTCGAAGAATTTAGATTGGTTTTTTGTAAGAGGATCGAATACGTTTAAGTCGTCGATCTTTAGCTTGAGTTTCCTTTTAGATTGTTCAGGAAATTGGTGGATGGAGGCTTCAGCAGTTCTTGCTTTGTGTTTCATGCGCTGTCCTTCTTGTTAGAGTTGAAAAAACAAAAAAGGCACACAGCCGTTAAGCTAGTGTGCCTTTCCTTACTACTGCAATACTTTTTTATAGTGCATGCAATAATCCTGTAGTGTTTTTAGTATTTATAATCCAAGCACCCCTGACTTGAAGGTTAAACCTTTGGAAGGACTAAAATCTTTTCTCAGATATTCTGCAATACACTCAAAGCGAAATGCTTCGTCTTCATGACCCTTAGCCTTGAGCGTGGTCTCACAGTTCTCAACAAAAGCAATTAAGGACCGCAAAGATACGTTACAACCATCCTGCAAAGCAGCAGGCTTCATATTAGCTTTACGCTGGAACATTGATATCTCCCATGTATACAGAATGCTCGATTATACTATCAAATCGAAAAGATCTCCACGAGTTCTTTTCACAATCCCAAACAGCAAGCACATCATCGTTAACTTCTTTGACACGGTCTGTTTTCTTTTCGTGAGGAATTGCAACATCCTCTTTCAAAGTACAAATCATATCACGAACTTCACCATTAGTTTTGGTGAACTTAACTTTACATATGTTCGACTTTAGGGTCGAGCGGATCATCTCTTTCGACATCATTTTTCCACCTCTCAAAGTTACTATAATTGTACTGGATCAAATCAATTCCAGATTCACTAAGCATTGTACGTGAAACAGGTAAAAAAAACAACGAGTTCTTGGATGGGTCGGGAGTGAACGTTATAACTTTAGTAATTCCACGCTGGATAATCGATTTCACACATTCGTTGCATGGGAATAGCGTAGCGTAAAGAGTTGCCCCTTCTACGCTGCCAGGACTATTGTCTAGTGCATTTCTTTCTGCGTGGCACACAAACTTCAGTTTTGTATCCCGATCTTCATATCGTTCAACTCTATCAGAAACTCCACGTGGAAATCCATTGTAACCAAGACTCAGTACTCTACGTCTGGAGTCCACAATTACACTGCCAATTTTACGTGAAGGATCTTTTGACCAACTTGCTACCGTCTCTGCCAACTGAAGGAAACGATAGTCCCATTTTGTATCTTTGTTCATCACTCAGGCTTACGTTTGACTCCAATGTTATATTTTGCTACAAGTTCCCAGTCATGTTTCTCTTTATGTGTTATAACTTTGACCTGAGAAAACGGTGCGACTGGTGTGCTTGACTTTTGAGGATTGATAAGTTTGACTAGACCCCACTCTGCAAGCAAATTAATGATCGTGTTGCGTCTTGCTTTATCATCATCGGAAAAGTTTGATGGCTTACCATCTAGTGCAAACAACTCCTTGAAATGCACTATGTAATATCTTCCCTGTTTATGTAAAATATGACAAGATTGAAATAGCTTTCTATCTTTACGAGATGCTACCCCAATGCGTGTTAATGTTTCTTTAATTTTCAAGAAATCTTCCTCAGATCCAAGAGCAACCTCGACCAGATCATCAATGATACTCATATTATCCACCTTTTTCTAATTTTTGTTTTATAATGTTCAGTTGTTCAGAAGAAAGGATAGATAGAGAACTTTCTGCTTTTCGTGGATTGTATCCATAATATTCCATTATAGCTGTAAGGTCATTATCTTCTTGCTTCTTCACCCACTTTGCAAATCGCTTCGCAGGTCTTATACTATTTAGAAAAAAATGAAACTGCAGCTTGGCATCAAGGTGGTGAAACTGGTTGATTTCGTTAGCGTATAGAACGGTGTCTGGAAAGTATGAAAGAGCCTTATTCACCGTGTAAGCAGGATAATGCTTTTCAGATTCTGGCTCTTTTAGAAGATCTTCTTTACTCTTGTTGATAGCATTTACAAAGTCAAATGGATTCATGTTAACATTCTTATAAGACCAATACTGTCAATAGTTACTAGGAGCATGTAGTTAGCCAGCATCCCAAATGACCTGCGTGTCCAAGCAGCCCAACCGTAGAGAGCACAACCAAGGATCCAAATAGGATAGAGTACTCGAAGAGGTGGGCTAGGGACAGTGAGAGCCATAGTAATACTGCAACCAATAGAAATAGCCCAAGCCAGCAGCTCAATACAAAAACGAGCACGGCCGGAATTATAGTCAGTCCTAATCCAGTGAAAAATTCTACTGATAACATCATTCAACTTCAACCTCACTCTCTGTTTCAATCCACACCCGTGCACCACAGCTTAGAGGTTTATCTGGTGAATATATTATTTTGCTTGGGCCATGTATGATGGCAGTGTTTGCATATCTATTACTCTTGTAAGTCTTAACAGTAAGAACTGGAACTCTGTCGTCATCTTCTGCTCTGATGTTCTTGCGGATATGAGCTTGATTGACATGGATAATAGTTTTCATGTCATCCGTTCAGCTGCATCAGAGAGCTTTCTGCACGATCGCATGCCTGCTCAAAATTCTTGAAGAACTCTCTGATCTCGTTACCAGTTGATGCATTAAAAATTAGTACTTGGTAATTGCCATCGTTGAGTCTGAATACTCTTGAGTTGATCATACCTTGTTCGTATTCGCTTAGTAGTGTCATTTGAATTCTCCTTCGACCATTATTTCTGTTAGACAAGCCAGTATATTTATTTCCTGGTCTGCAACGAAGGCTGCCTTGTATTGGTAGTTAGCAAGAATCAAAACAAGCTGCGGAATAGAACTTGGCTTCATATAATCAGAAGCAGCATCATACAACTTTCTAAAGAACGTAGTTGTGTCGATATCTGTGTTCTCACCGACCCACTTACGTATCTCAGTAAAGTTCTTCTGCTTAATCAGCTCAATCAATCCTTTCAGCTTCTCATCAGTAAAGTTTACAAGGATACCGGAATCAATCTTACCAGTAGCAGAGTACCTTTGCAACTCATTCAGTACACGTCTAAAGTCTGGAAAGAACTTCTTTACAACCTCCGCTACTGCTTTGGGATCATTATCAATTCCCTCCGACTCTAGAATCTGCTGAGCTCGTTTGAATAGAAGTGCAGCCATCTTAGGCTTATCTTCTTTCTCGATCTTAAACTCTACGACTGAGCAACGAGAATGGAGAGGATCAATAATGCGATTGCTGAAATTAGCTGTAAGAATAAATCCGCAGTTTTTAGAGAACTCTTCCATAAAGTTACGAAGAGCAGGCTGGGTGCTATTAGGGTTAAGGTAATCAGCTTCATCGAGAATGACATACTTACGACCTCCATAGAAAGATACGGACGAAGCAAACTGTCTAATATCATTTCTTAGGGTATCAATGTTACCATTCATCGATCCGTTGATAATAAGATAGTCAGCACCCAACTCTTCAAGCATGGCACGTGCCACTGTTGTTTTACCAACACCGGCACGACCACACAAGAGAAGATTGGGAATGTTTTGTTGATCTACAAACTGCTGAAACGTTTGCTTGAGAGATGGTGGCAGAATAGTATCTGCTATTGTTTTCGGACGAAATTTCTCCACCCAAAGAAAATCACTTGACATAATATAATATTCCAGTTCATTTTAACCAGCAAAGACAGAATTATCTTCACATGCGATCCAATATTTTACATCAGATCCTTGCATATAGAGAAACCGTTTCGAAGATATTTTTAATGCGTAATCTCCATTCAACAGTTTCATATTATCAGGTTTCACAACCATTTTAAACTGCTTTGTTGTGTCACCAATATTAATAGCAAAGTTGTCACTTACTGTCTGCCCACCTTTTGCTTTTGGATTGGTATCCAAAGCTTCAATCAATACCTTCCCATCCTTCCCCGTAAAAGCAATATCTGGTAACTGGAGTACAGCTACAGCTTTCATAAGGGAATGGAGGGTCGATGCTGTAAGTGTTTTCTCTACTGCATCTGTTGGAATGTCAATCTCTTTGTCGGGTGGGGACTTAACATGACTTGGATCAGCATAAAGATAATTCAGTGTTTGAGTACCACTCTTGATTATAATGAACTGATCACTGAACTCAAGATCCGGATCCTCAAACAACGATAACACTCCAAGAAAACGAGCAAGGTCAAAGATAGCAAAACTCTGTGGAATAGTTTCTGCTATCGTAGCTTTGGCCATGACCGTTGACATGGGTGATATCGTTGCAAGTGTATTACCTGGTGAAAAAGCAATACTTGGGTTAATCTGATTGAAGTTCTTTAGGATTTGAATCGTTCTTGCACTGAATTTCATAATATAGAGTCCTAAAAATTATTTCTTTTTGTTCTTGTTTCTAAGCTGGCTAGCATCAGCTGTTGCAGATGCTCCGATTGAAGCAAGATCAGCCAAAGAGCCACCAAACACATAACTACCAACGTGCTGTAGTTGCATCCAAGGACAGAAGAATACTTTACCACCCATCTTCTGAACATTATAACAGAACATATAATCTTCAGACAGGTATCGCTTCGAAGCATGTCGCTCTGAGTCTTTCATTGCCTGAGCACGTTTGATTAGCTCGTTCATATCCTTCCCGTTTGCAACATCATCTAAAAGATTCTGAACATCTTGCTGACTATAGTTACGATCGATAACACAATCAAAGTAAGCCATAATCTCACGTGAACCGTCGAACGCTTCTGTACGAACATGATCTGGCTTGTACCAAAGATACGGGAATGCTTTTTGGTAGTCTTCAAATGTCTTACGACGAACCATCATGAAGCCAGTACCAATCTCAAGAACTTCTACTGGCTGGTTGAGAGGGATCTCGCGCTGGGTTGTTTTTGGATTAAACACATAATCACCAACATACTTTTCAAGACGTTGAGGATCTTCATCTGCCATTCCTTTGTCAACAGCCTGTTTAATCTTTTCCCACGATATACATTTCTTAGGATACGGTCCACCAATCACATCATATGGACTCGCATCATCTTGCATAGCAAGAAGCGCAATAACATCTTGTGGGTTAAAACCAATATCACTATCGATAAACATCAGGTGGGTTGCACCGGAACGCATAAACTCATCTACACAGTAGTTACGTGCACGAGTGATCAGCGACTCATTAAAAAGAAAGAACATCTGAAGAGGAATCTGATACTTAGTGCAAAGTGCCGAAAGATCTGCAACAGATCTTGTGAACATGCCTGCACACTGTCCTCCATACATTGGAACTGCTAAAAACAATCTACGTTTCTGTAGTTCCTCTACGCTTACTTGTAGTTGAAAAGGCTCTGCCATTTTATATCTCCTTATGTGTATTTTTTGTCGTGTTCACTGTTTAAACCGTAAGAGCCATTGTACCCTGATAATGCTTCTGCTTTGAAGAGTAAGAACTGACCAATTCGTGTTCCCTTTTTAATTCTAGCTGGTCCACTAACAATGTGCAACATACCAGCCATCACTCCATGATATCCAGAATCATACAGTCCTGAAGTAAGAAATAATCCATTACGATTCAACGTTGATCGAGTAATAACCCAACCAGCCTCATCTGCACCAACATGGACAATATTTTCCATCACAACCTCATACGATCCAGCATGAAGGTTGAAATAACCCTCTTCATCTGGCTGCCACTCCTCAGTTCCTCTATGTACTTTATGATCGTTTGATATCTCAAACGTTTTTGGATAAAGTGCGAAAACTTTATCCAAGCGAAGATCGATCGCATTGGGCTGCGAGTCACCATCCTGTACATTTGTTAAAGAGGAGTTGCTATTAGTTCCTAATATGTGAATCATGGTAATCTACCCTTTCATAAGCATCACGAATATCTTGCATTTGTGGATCAAGAGGTCCAAGTGGACGCTGCTGGAAAACAGCTTTAAGTTTCTCTGCCTG